AGCTGCAATAGCTAAACCTTTAGCTCGTGCCTCAACCATTCTGTATTGGTCGTCTTGTACCATTTCTTTGGTGATAGATGTTTTTAGAGCATATTTTTCGTGAGCATAAGTTGTGTCATAGCCCTGGTAAAGCGTGTCATTTGGAAATGCAACGCCTTCCCCAGTTTTGACCAACCTACCTAGACCAGAGATAGAACTATCTTTTTCAAGATTCTTAGAAGAGTTAAAGACGTTAAATATTTGTGAATATTTGTAGTCTAGCTCTTTTTCAGCATCTGTATAGATTTTTCTAAAGGCTGGATCCAGTAAGTCAGCGAAATTTGCTCGTGACAATGGGGTTGCCATAAGAAATCTCCTTTTAGTTTATTTGATTATTCTGTGTAGTTAGATACAAAGTAAGTTCCAACTGGTGTATATAGACCGATAGAAGTATCGTCGTCATATATTCCGCCCAATAAACCTTGTGGGTTGTATTTGAGGCAAAGCAGTTGATTTACTGTATTTGATGGAGCTTCAGAGTCAGAGTTGGTGTCAACCATTTGAATACCAGTCGTACCTGTAATAGCGTGGACTTCTCCCTGGTCTCCGACAGCGAATGTCTCAGTGTCGTTATCATTGTCCATTAAGAATTTAGTTCCAGGTAATGCCAGGATTACTTCTACTGTTTTCGTTCCATCTCCAGTTACTGTCTGATTAGCTACTCCTAAAAGTAGTTCATCGGCACCAGCAACGTCGACTAGGCCAGCTGTATCAATTGATAGCCAGTCGCCTTTTGTGATTACTTCAGAGGACTTTACAACGAATTGTTCTACTGGAACAGTTCCGCCATCAAGTCTTCCTACATATTTAGCACCGTACATAATATTTTTCTCCTTTAATTATCTCCAATAATCTTACGCATAAAGCATGAGTTTTCATTGCGAGAAATTACTATTTAGATTCTTCTGAAAGTTTTTTGCCTTCTAGGTAGTCTTTCTCAGAAAGTCCGAAAGCTTCGGCCAGACTCTTCTCCGCAGGGGTTAAGGTTCTAGTGGGGCTTGATTTTCCCTCTGATGAGGAGCTACTAATAGATGCATTCTCTTTCTGGTAAACTTTTTTCATACCGTCTAGCTCGTTACCGCCAGAAACTACGTTCCAGGCCTTGTATAAGGTTTTCTTAAAGTCTACAATGTCTCCTTTTTGAGCTGTTGCGTTAGCAATTACTCCAAAGTATTCTTCTAGTTCAGCGACCATTTCTGGATTTGTGTTCAATTCCTGATGCTTCTCTAAAAAATCGACATACACTTGACGGTCTTTCTCCGTCCTGTCCTGCTCCATGCTTTTCAGAGCAGGGGTATTCCCTACAGCTTCAGCTACAGCAGCCTTGATAATCGCAACTTGAGCTGGCGTTATGCCAGAGTCATCATCACTATATCCAGTCCCGTATAGTTTCTCTGCAAAGGCTGATTTTAGATTTGGGTCTGCATTGATAACTTTTGAGATGGTTTCCATCTCTGCTTGTGTCTCTTTCAGTTCCCTGTTTAGTCTCTGCCCTTCATGAGTACTGTTGAGGTAGGCATCTTCAATCTTGTTCAAATATTCATCTACATTCTTAGCAGTGAACTGGTCGAACTTTCCTTTAAATCCTTCCTCTTTGGAATCCTCTTTGACCTCTTCTTCTTTTTCGGTTTCTTCTACCTTGGTCTCTTCGGTAGCTTCCGTTGACTGTTTGTCATCTTCAGATGATTCAGTCATTAATTCTTCTATTGCCATCTTGTCCTTTCTTCCGTTCCTTTTTTGAGGAAACAGTTTGGTTAGGGGGCAGAATCGGCATTAAGATTCTGTCCATCTTTAATATCTTAACACTTTATGATTAAATTGTCAACTAGCCTTTTTCTCTTTTTTAGCTTGGTCAACATCTTTGTGTATTCTGCCAAGCTCAGCCTTCAGTCTCTCAATGTGTAGAAGTTGTCCTTTTTGTACATAAAACTCCTGGTCAAAGTTTGACATCATCGCTGTTTTCATTATGTTGAGTTCGTCGTTATCCAATAGCTTTTTTAGTATCGGCCAATACTGTCCAGCATAAAAATCAGATAACAGTTCTTTTTCTGTCTTAGACAGAACCTTCTTTGAGATTTTCATTTTTCTCTCCAAGTTTAAACATTTTTCTATCTTTAAATTCTTCTTTCTTCCCATCGTTGAATCCATCTATTGGACGAATGTATCCTACGCAACGTGCATAAATTTCACAAGGTGTTCTTAGTGTTTTCTTCTCTTCTTGTGTCATATTATTCTTGGTTCTGCATAGGGCTATTAGGGTTAATGTCTATCGGGTTAATGTTTGGGTCTGGAAGTTGAGATGCAGCGTTAGGTGCTCCTTCTCCCCCTGGCATAAGTGCCCCCATAGCCATTGCTTCTCCTTTAATATGGTTTTCAACAATAGCCTGTATTACTGGGTCTGCAGAATTGAACATCTCTCCTTCGGCAAAGAATAGGTGAACATCTGTATGTTCCTGTGTAGCTCCCTTCGTTGGAGGAATTGGATATCCAGCGAACATAACCTCATTCTCTTGTTGTGCCAAGAACTCAGCATCTTCTCTATCGAGCTTCTCTGATAACCAGTCTCTTGGGTCTTCATCATTTATCTGTAGATACCTCTTGGCTAACTTACGTGGATTAATCTCATTCATAAGGATTGGGTTAGCGGTGAGTCTATCAATCATCTCTGTTATCTTGGTCTGATATAGCGGCTTAGAGATAACATACTGCGAGTCTGCAAGAACGGTGATGTCGTAATCATTGTCTAAGAACTTCATCATTGTTTTGTCTAGCTTGAAGCCATAGGTTCCTTCGCTTTCCTCAATAACAAGTTCTCCCTTACTATTAAGTTTGTATTCTTTATCCTTAACAGTAATGTTTCTGTATTCTTCTTTTACGCTGTAACTATCGTCTTCTCCAAGAATTTGCTTGAATTTAGGTATTGAGTAGAAAAACTTTATGTTCTCTAGTCTTAGTTTGCCAAGACGTACCAAGCCGTCCATCTCGTTCATAACGTTCTGGCTGTTGATTCTCTTCATCGTGGCATCTTTAAGGATAGCAGCTTCAGTAGCAGTTCCACCCACATTCATGCCCTGGATTCTGTCATCTATACCAGTTGTCCTTCTAATATCCTCAATTAGGATTTCTTCTTCTTGGTAGCTAGAGCGTGGAATATTGTCGTAGTCTACCCACTGAATAACCTGGTTAATTGGTCTACCATTAGTGTTTATAGGTATTCCGCCGTGAGGCCTTGGCATTAAGTCAATGTCATCTATTTCAACCATATCATCGTAGAAATACATCTTGGCTAGGCCCATCTTGGTTGCCTCTGTCCTAAGGTTAGCAATAGTGTTTCTTTCTTCAACTAATGCTCTAATAATGTGAGGGACTCCAATCCCATAGAACTTGCCTGGGTCTTTGTAGCAGTATAGCGGAATAAAGGGAATTTCTTTATGAGGGAAAGGGCTCGGGCCACGTCTTATAACTATTCCGCTAGCAACAACGTCATATCTGTCAATTGCTCTATTATAATAGTGTAGAACCTCAATTGTATCTTTTTCCATTCCTTCTGGAGGAGTGTAGTATGTCGGCCATGAATTGTTCCCGCCACCACGAACCTTGGATACATCCTTAAATCCACGCTTGTTTTCGTAGATTCTGTAGAATTCGTCTATGTTTATAACCTCTCTTCTTATGGCATCTTTACATTTAGAGATGTGGTGAGCAGATGGGTCAAAGTATAACCACTCTCCTGGTATATATTCAGAATAAAGGTCATCGTAGTCAATCTTCTCTTTTTTCTTATAAATTTCTTCAATTGCCCCGTTATCGCCCTTTTTAAGATCCATCTCCTCAACAACACGGGTGTCATATCTGTAATATTCAAATAAGAATCCAGTCCCCCTCTTATATGACTCTTTCTTGGCTAAAAAGTGCTGATAGTCAAATTCACCAACATCAAACGAGAATCCCATGACATCGTTAGTCATCATGGTTGCTCCTGCATCAGTAGATGAGCGTTGTGCTACTTTTGGCCTAGGCTTTCTCTCTATCGTCTCCTGGACCATGGTTTCTATTAAGGAGAACCCAATAGGCTTGTTTATGTTTGAGCGATAGTCGTCTTCGTCTTTTTCTTCCATCCAGCCGTTATAGTCCTTGTCGGCCTCGTCAATGTTTTTTTCATACTCAACTCTAGCATCAGAATTTTTCATATCAGAAAATCTAGTATAGACACGAGACAATATCTTCTTGTCTTCTTCATCAGGAATATATTGTTCCTCGCTATCCTGGGCTTCTTCTATTTTTTCTTCTTCTTTCTTAAGTTCTTTCGCCATGTTTTACCATCCTGTTATTCTGCTTCTAGGCTTTAATAAAGCACTAAGTCGCTTTCTATTATTTTTACGCTCTTCTAACGTTCCCGATTTTACTCTTGTGTCTGGCGGGTATCCTATCTCTAAAACATCAGCCAATGCATCTATTATATCATCTTTTCGTCCTTTTGGGAAGTGTATCAATTGGTATTCAAGCTCGTCTATGCCAGAGCAATTAGATAAGTGGTAAATATGCCCAAACTCATAATATGGCTGTAACCCACGTATTCTGCTCTCCTTCGACTGAGATGTCTTCCTTTTTATTTCTTTTAGAGGCATCCACCACCCACGTTCCCTCATTCTGTCATTAATAGAGTATTGAAGTGTCTTCTGAAAAGCAACTGTCTCAATTGCCACTGAGCGTGGCTGATATTTCTCATATAAGTGAAATACCTGGTCTACAATCTCAGACGGCATAAATTTACCATATGTAATGTGCCTAACATAGATGTTACGCTGTTGGTCGAATCCAGCTACAACAAAAGCACTATCGTCAGCAGTGGACTCTTGGGATATGGCTGGGTCAACCATTAGGAACCAGTTTATCGGTCTATCCTTAATAAAGTCCTCATCAACCCTTCTCATTAAGGAATGCTTAAACGTAGCGGTCTCATCGTCAATGGGTAGGTTCTGGTATTGCATAGAATAGATAGTAGAACCCTGTGAGCGTCTCTGGGCATCTAGAAACTCTTTTGTCAATCTCTCGGGGAAGAGCAATCTCCCTCCAGCCTTCTCCGCCTGTTGTGCATAGACGCAAAAACGGTGTAATTCATTGTCAATAATATATTGGTACAAATCTAGATAGTCCCACCTCGTCCCAATCACAATCATAGCTCCGTCTGGTTCTAAAAGTGATAAATTCAACTTATAATGATCAATAACCTGTTGAATCTGCTCTTTATTGGTCACATTCTTCTCTGAATGTAAATCGTCTGAGATAATGACATCATAGTGCATTCCTACCTTGGTTACTCCAACACCAGAACACGATAAATTAGGTTCTTTTGCCTTTTTTGTCCTTGCAGAGATGTTAATCTCGGTATCTCCCCATTTTTCTGTTCCTTTTTTTGCATCTGGGTAAATTCCATGCAAACATTTGAATAATTCACGATATTTCTCGTTAGATTCAAGATGTCCACGTATTTCTGACATAAATGCCCTAGATTTATCAAAAGTTTCTGAATCTATTAAAATCCTTATATTGGGGTTTATTAAAAGCAGTTGGAGGGGAAAAGATATCGTTGAGATGGTTGATTTAAACGTACCACGAGGCATCAGAATCAGCCTAAATTTCTTTCTAAGGTCTTGTATTGACAGATTATTCTCAAAAATTGAATAATCCC